CCTGCTTGATAATATCCGCACCACTTGAAGCACCACCGCCATCTTTGGCCAATAAACGTGCGTTGACATTTAACGCATTGGTTCTGTTGTTGGTCAAGGATGCTACCAGACTGGCTCCTGATCCAAAAGTGGCGTTTAGTGTGAACACACTGGAGGTTGTAGTATATCCAGAACCAGCATTGGTGATGGCAACAGAACTGATTCCAAAATTATTTACTGTGACAACACCAGTAGCAGTAACACCACCAGGAACACCGGGCGCAGCAAATGTAATACTGGTGGCTGTGCTTCTGTAATTTGTACCTGTTGCAGCAACTGCCACACCAGCAATACCTTCACCACCAACACCGGCTGGATTTAAATCACCGAAAAATCTCTTTTTAATTGGACGTCCCATTTTGTTTTCTCCTTTAGAATAAATGGCGTTCTAGGCCATACGCGGTGGGAACCGCATAAGTTCTGCGAACATACTTATTTATAACATCAATAAAAACGCCCCGAAGGGCGTTTTCTGATTATTTTAAATCAGTATATCAAGCATTGGCAATACTAACTACCCCAGTTGATGCAGAACTCATGGTCCATCCAGCAGCAGCATTTGTAGCAAACAAGTAACTACCGCTCATGGTACGCTGTGTTAAAATAACACGGCGAGCAGTGAGTTTGGTAACCCAATATGTACTACCGTTGGCATCAGTGGCAATTAAAGACATTTCACCAACCGATAAACTGCCAGCATTTTTGGCAACTAGACGGCATTGACCAACTGCGCCATTGTTATCTCTAGTTTTAACTAGATAACGGTGGCTGGATTCTTGTTTCATAATGTCGGCTATTGCACCTGTTGATCCGCCTGGCAAGTGAACAAACACTGTTAGGCCTGGCGGATTTAGGTCAGTTAGCACAGATGTTCCAGCTGCTGTTCCGCTGCTAAATGTAACAGCAGCATCGGCTACATTAACATAGTGACTTCCAGTATTGGTAATTTCAACACCACTTACTCCAAAAGTAATTGTTGCGGCTGTGCCTGTACCAGAGCCGCCTGTGAAGCTGGCTGGGTTAGATGGCATTACTGTGTAATCACCTTGAACAGCAACAGTGCCAAAGGAATAAACACCCCAGTTGGCGCCGGTAAAACTAAGCACTAGGCCGTTACCGTTGTCGTCAATTGGACCCCCCGATGTTGTAGCAGTGAAGCCACCTACACCATCTGCCATGCTTGTTGGAAAAGCACCTGTACCTGTCCATACACCTTGTTGCTCGACTACGATTGAAGTTGCAACACCACCACCAGCAGCAGCAGTAACTCTAACTCTCAACGGAGTTGACAAGTTAGCATGTGTGAAAGTAACTCTATCACCGTTAGATCCATTACCGGGATCATAAATTGTACCACCGTTGGTAATACCAGGTGTACCAAGACCCACAATGGCGGCCACTGGGAAAGTTGCGGCTGAAGTTCTTGTACCACCCGCTACTGTTAGTACATCGCCAACACGATAACTGGTACCGTTGGCAGTAGTAGCCGCTGATAATGCGTTGCCGTGAACGATACCTGTGGCTCGTACACCCAATGCTAAATCTGGTGTGTCAAATGTTACTGTAGGTAATCCTGATGTATATGTACCAACTGTGTTGATTGTTACACTGGCAACACCTTCGCCGCCTTCACCAGTTGCACCGCCAGTGGCCTGATTTTGGTAAGGCGAGTTTAAATTTGCAAAAAATCTCTTTTTAATTGGACGTCCCATTTATTTCTCCTTATGAAATGTAGCGTTCTATGCTCTACGCGGCGGGGACCGCATAAACCCCCAAATGGGGCGAACACGATTATTTATAATATCAACAAAAAACGCCCCGAAGGGCGTTTTCTGTTTGTTGCTTTTGTGTTGCTTTCTGATTACTTGAAAGAAACGTTAGCCGAGGTGATGGCTACCTTCCCCAAATAGTCGGCGGCATTTCCTAGCGAACTAGCAGTATTTGTCAATTCGACGTACCCATAGCGAGTTAAGAAACCAACGACTGGTTCGAAGGTAGCTGGGTCAAGAACGACTCCAGAACTCATTAGAGGAATATAAGGGCAGTAGAACGCGGCAGCATCTGCCTCGCTTGTGCCTTTGTAACCAATTAGAACCTGGTCGGAGTCGGTTGTGTCGCTTAGATAAGCATCAACGTAGATCTTCATCGCGCCGTTTAGTGTACCAACAAACTTGGTGTTTGTAGGTGCTTCGAATGTACCTTCAGTGGTACGAGCAAAAGCACTGGTAGTGGCACTTTGTAGGATTGTTAGAGCCTGGTTGGAAACAACGGCCCAGTTACCAGAACCACGACGTGTACGTTGAGCAATCAAGTTGCTAACACGGTTGATCTGAATAGCTAGAGCAGCATGCTCGTCACCAACGAATGTAGCTGTACCAGAAACTAGTGACTGGTCATAAGTTTCTTCAACAGTTGCTAGACCACGTAGGCTAGCTAGGATCTCTTGATCGATCTCAGCAGTGATTTCTTGTGCTAGAGCAGCCATGATTTCAGCTTCGATATCGATACCCTGTTGAGCTTGTGCATCTTGTGCAGCCTCAAATGTCCAACGAGCTGAGAGCTTGCGGCTCTTGGCTTCGACTGGAGTCTTGAGGATCTGGATGCTCATACGCTTACCAGGACGACCTTCTAGGTTAGCTGTTGTGTCAGCTTTAGGTGCGCTGTTGACATTGTTACCACTGTAAGCAGCAGCAATCTTGAATGGGCTTAGTGCCTCTTCACCAGCAGATACGTTGTCGCCGCTGTCAGCATAGCGAACACGTAGTGTGTGGATCTGAGCAACAGGTCCAGTCATGGGCTGTACGCCAACGATTTCGTTAGCAATAACAGTGGGCATAACACGACGGATAACTGGTAGAATCACACGGTTTAGTGTAGCAATGTTACCAGCACTGGTTGCGCCAGCGGTTGCGCTTTCAGCCAAATGACGACGTGTGTTTTCTAAGCATACGCCCATACTAGCACGACGGTTTCCTTGTAGGCCTTCAAGCAGAGCTTCTTTGGTCTCGGACCATCTTTCATTTAAAAGTTTTGACATTTCATGTCTCCTTGAATATTATTTTAGACCCGCTAGTTTGCGGATATCTAAGATATTGTCTAAGCCTACCTCGGGCTTCACTTCACGATCACCAGTGATTTCTGTGCTTTCTGTTAAAGTAGCCTTGGCTACTTTTCTCTTCTCGCCATCCATAACTGTGGGTAGGTACTTGTCATATGCGTCAGCAAGTTTCCGGGTCTGTACAGACTCAAGAAGTTGTTGCATCAGCGCTCTTTTGTCGGCACTTAATGGTGCCAATAACTCGCCCATGACTTGTTTGCGTTCCATTAGGTCCTTGGTAACGCGGATTTCGCGTTCTTTAGATTCCACAATGGTAGCCTTTTCTTCTAGGGCTTGTTGGGTTTCAGCCAGTTCGGCATCTTTCTTTTGAATGATCTTTAACAATTTACTTGTTTCAGATTTTTCATTTAAGTAAGATCCTGCGAACTCCTGAGCAAATGCTTCATAAATCTTACGACCAAAGCTGTTGTTACGACTGCTGTCAATGTCTTCTTTCAATTGCTTGATTTCAGTTGTCAACTTACGTGTAACTGTGGCTTCAACAACCTTAGCAGATTGTTTAATGAAGTTTTGTTTGATAGTCTCAAATTTATCCTTGGCTTCGCGAACTAGTTTAACTTTGGTTTCGGCTAGGTCACGTTTGTCAATGGCAAACTCTTTGATTTCTCTGGCTAGAGCATGTACTACAAATTGCTCTAGTTTAGCAAAGTTCTCACTGACTTTTTTACGATCGTTTTGAAACTCTACTAGTTCTTTACCAAGTTGGTTGATTACAAAACCTTCTAGCATTTTACTATCTTTAGACATCTTTTGTTTGTATGCCTTCTTAGCTTCTGCTAGACCGATTCTGTCTTCATGCAACTCGGCCATTTCTACGGCCAATCTGTCGCCTAACATCTTGTCGATCGCTTCAACCATGACAGATTTATCATGGTTGTATTTTTGTGCGAATTCTTCACGAAGTTCAGCGGTGACTTGGTCGCGATTCTCTTGTAATTTTTGGGAGAAAGCAGTTTCTAACTCAGATCTAACATCTTCGTTAATCAACCCACTTTCGACCAATTGTTTGAATGCGTCCATTTTCATTTCTCCTCGGGCTTATTTTAGACCTTTAATAATTTTCAGGAGACTTTCCTTCAAATATTTCTGGGCCTTTGGATCTTCTTTCGTTTCTTGTGCAACCTTAAATGCTCGATTTCCACCACGAGCATTCATTAAATGTTCGTAGACCGGAGTAGGATAAGCACCAGGGGCGCTAGGTTGGGCAACTATATCTACCGTAATAATCTCAAAATCGGATACATGGCCGTTCATGTCGTTGACATTGCCGCTACCACGACTACTCACTCCAAGTTTTACACCACTTTCAAGCATGGTACGTATTAAATTACCCATCGGTGTAGGAAGGATTTTCATCTTCCCGTACCCATTAGGACCTTCCATCCACATGTGAGTAATCATATGGGACACACGGTCTAAATTCACTTTTAAATCGTCTGGATGATCAACTTCGCCTAACACCGAATAACCATTTTGAATTTGATCATTCAGTGTTTTCACGGCGCGTTCAATTTCATCTGTAGGATAAACACGTTGATTGGCATTGCGAATACCACCTTGGATGGTAATGCCTTTTAAATAAAGGTTCTTACCATCCTGGTCGTCACTTTCCAAAACGATACCGCTTTGGTCGAAACTCAGGTGTTCTCTTAGATATGCCAATTTCATCCTGTTTCTCTATTAGGCGTTGCGATTAGGTGCGCCGTTGATTGGGCTCTTAACTTGACCAACACTGGTTTGACCAGCCTTGTCGCCTGTTCCACTTCCAACTGGACCTGCGGTCTTGTTGTT